AAAGCCCTTGCAAGCGGTTCTAACGCATTTCCGCGTTCCATGTGGGCGTTGGTATAGGTTTCGGCTTTGCGCCCCGTTAAGCGTTCGCAAACCAGTTGCATACGGTAGTTGCGGCGCGTTACTGCTTCACCTGTTTTAACGGTGGCTAATACATCGGCTAATCGGCTTGCGCTAACCTTGCCCAATCGGGCGGCAAACCATTCATCCGATCCTTGGATTTCGTTCATTCTGTTTCCTTTATTTTTTCTGCAATTTCACGATCAACTAATAAGCCAAGTTCAGCATCAATAGCATCATCTAAATCTTGCCCATCAATTTGTTCAACTGTTCCATCGCCTTGTGAATAATAGATATTTTCAAAGCCAACAAAATGTTCCCAATCATAATTTTCATCGTTTTTATATATTTCATTGATAATTGCAGGCACGACATCGCGCAGGAAGCGGTAGCGCACAGCATCGGCGACCAAGAGTTGCATTTGATCATCGGGTAATTGTTCGGTCATTTTGCATCCTTTCGTTCAATTTGTTTGGCAAATAGCCATTTTTCGCCCATCATTTGTTTGCAAGCGGCAACTTTCTTTTCACGCAATTCAACAAGGCGTGGGCTTGGTGGTGCTAATTTGTAAAGGCTAGTAATGATCATTTGGCATCCTTTGTAAGTTTGGCTTTCATTAAGTCTTTGGTTTTGGTAATAGTAGCAAGCAACTGGGGTTCTGCTTTAAACATTGGCACAATGGCTAAATACGCATTTTGCAATTCAGCCAAGGTAGTGCAGGCAGTTAATTCTGCAACATATTCATTAACATCCAGTTGCGGCAGATCAGATCCGGCATAGATGTATAAACCAATGCCAAAACAAGCAATACATTTGGCAAGGCAACGCATAGTGGCATCGCTAATTTTACGGGCATCGGGGTTGGCAATAGCGTTGTTGCGGTTATCCATGACAGGCAGTTGCATTTTCATGGTCTTGCCAAAGGCGGTAACATTGCAAAACACCATCATGGTTTCGCCGTAATACTTTGGTTCGGGAAAATCCCAAGTGGCTGTTTCATCGGCTTGCAATAATTCATCAACAGCCCAAGTCCATGACAAATAGGTTAGGTTGCCTTTCTTTTCAGTTTGGGCATTTACATTGATTGCCCTTAATTTTGCATAGGTCATATCTTATCCTTTAGTATTAAGCAGACAGCAAGCAAAGCAAAAAGCCTATTGATGCCATACTGCCGACAAAGCAAGCGGTTTCAAAAGCAATGTGCAACCAGTTTGTTTCAGATTTTACAACTAGGTTTTTGTAGTCTTTCATTTTTACCAATCCTTTACTTGATCAACGATAAATTTTGCATAGCCATCAACATCGTAATTTTCATCAACGAAATAGGCAACTTCACTAATGCGTTTATTGTAAATGTCGCGGATGCGGCCTAACTTATCATCGTTAGCATCATAAAGAATGACAAGCACTTGATCGGCAATCAAATCTGTTTCATCAACATAATCTGATAAATTGTGGCTGTTGATTAAAAATTGTTCAACAAGATCTTTTAGATTGACGGGGGTATTTTCTGAATAATCATCATCAAATACAGGGCGGACATATTTCATTTTAGTTTCCTTTAGTTTCCAAGTTAATACAAATCGGCTGTATCGTTATCAAAACGATCTTGCCATTCTTGTTCATGTAAACTTCTAGCGTTTGGTTCTACCCATCCGCCATGAAATTCAGATGGATTTTCAAAAATTTCATTTAATGCTTTTATTGCATCTATTTCAGTAGGGTAATTAGAACCATAAATTTGTTCATCACCACATTCATCAATAACAACAACATCATATCTAATTTTAGCCATTTTAGTTTCCTTTAAGTTTCCAAATAGGGGCTTGCGCCCCATTTTTATTTGTTTAAATTATTGCAAAACATTTTTGCGTGGGGTAACGATGAAACTGCCGTAATAAATTCATCATTTTTGTAAATTAAATATAAATTTTTAACAATTTTTATATATGTAAACATTTTAATTTCCTTTAAGTTTCCGTTAGTGCGTAATTAGCACAGTTCCTATCTTAATGATATTTAAGATCATTGCAATCATTATTAGCATTTATTTTCAATTATTTTAAAAAATAGTTTAAATATGGGTATAATGCAACTTTTATGGGAGTAGTTATGGAATCAGATTTTGATTATGTTAGGCGCAAATTGCAAAATCCAATATATAACATTGGTGCAATTGCTAATCAATTGGGAATCCAGCGTTACCGGCTGGACAAGATCATTAAAGGTGGCGATGCCAAATTTAGTTTGATTGAAACATTACGCATTTATTTTAAAGATAGTGCCGCATGACAGAGCATCAAGAGCAGGTAGCCGTAATAACTTGGTTTCGGCTTCAGCATCGCCAGTATGCAAATTATTTGTTTGCTATACCTAATGGCGGCGTTCGGAACATAGGAACAGCAGTTAAATTAAAAAAAGAGGGCGTATTGGCCGGCGTTCCCGATCTGTTCTTAATGATACCTAAAAACGGCTATCATGGATTATGGATTGAAATGAAAGTTAAAGGCGGTCGGGTATCAGATAGTCAAAAAGAATTTATTGGATCGGCAACATTGATGGGTTATCCGGCCGTTGTTTGCTATGGATTTGATGAAGCAAAAAACGAAATAAATAATTACTTGCAAAGTTAATTTAGATAAATTAAGATTACTTATCACTTGGAAGTGATTAACTTAGTGGGGCTTCACATACTGACTGGCGGTTACTAAGACCGTTCTTCCAACCACCCTAAAAAGGTGGAGTCAGTAGTTGAAGCCCTTTTTTATGGGGTAAACAAATGCACTATTATAAATTTAATATCGCAGACTATCGGAAAGACACAACACATCTAACCCCGATTGAACATTATATATATCGCAGTTTAATTGATTGGTATTACCTTGATGAACATCCAATACCAAAGGAAACCCAATCGGTTATTAGACGGTTATCATTGGGTTATGACATGGTTAATTTGGTTAATAATGTATTGGCTGATTTTTTTGATTTAACTGAAAAAGGTTATGTTCATAACCGGATTGAAGTTGATATTTTAGAATTTCATGCTAAAGCAGGAAAAAATAAAGAAAATGGCAAACTAGGCGGCAGACCTGCAAAGCCAATCATAACAAAGAACAAAACCCAATCGGTTAATTCTGATAACCCAAATCAAAGCGAACCTAACCTTAACCATAAACCATTAACCAATAACCATAAACCAATTAAATACATTCCACCAATTCCTGCGGAATTATTGTCTGAATGGTTAGCCATTAGAAAAAGAAAACCGGTAACAGAAAGGGTTTTTAACGCATTGGTTAAGGAAGCAAATAAACTAGGATGGACTGCTGAACAAGCCGTTATCAAATGTTGCGAAAAGACATGGACAGGATTTGAAGCCGCATGGGTTACTAAAGACAATAAACCATCATATCAAGATGCAAGGGAAGCGGCGGCTAGAACAGCCTTTGGTTCATTGCTAACTAATCAAAATAATTTAAAGGTGATCAATAATGAATAATCAACCGCTACCAATGGAATGGATTGAAAGATTGTTTCAAAGATTACATGGCAGGTTTGGAAATACTTTTATTGATAAATTTAAACTTGGCCAACTAGATGCAAGCGGACAAGACATTGGAATTTTAAACGCTAAAGCAACATGGGCATTGGAATTATCGGGAATAAGCGTTGAAAGATTAAAGGCAGGCTTGGATGCAAAATACACATACGCACCATCATGCGATGAATTTTTAAAGCATTGCGTAACAAACAACATACAAGATTTTGTTGCATTGCCAGCACCAGCATACGAAGTTAATAAGGCGCAGGCTGATAAATTATCAAAATACATAAGCGATCAGTTAAAACCTAAAACAGATTACAAGGCATGGGCAAAGCGGATCATTGCTAATCCACAAAATTTTCCGGAAATTAGTTTGAAATATGCACAGGAAGCCATGCAACATGAAGTGGCTTAAATTAGACAACTATTGCATCAAATCGGGCGAATGGTTTATTGCTAAGTATTACAAAGCAGATGGATCAGTTAAATACGGGCTTTCACAACGCAATAATAATCACGGGTATTTTGACAGCGCAAAGGAAGCCAAGGAATTGGCTGAAAGGTTAAATAATGACTAAAGACGAAGCATTAAAGATGGCAATAAATGCAATGATAAAACCTGATAATTTATCATTTTTAATGGCAATTACTGCTTGCCAAGATGCACTAGAACAACCAGCATGGCAAGGATTAATGGATGATGAGATAAAACAATGTGCGACAAAACTTGGTTACCTATGGACAGAGGATTCAAGCATATCTTTTGCTATGGATACAATTTTAATGAAATTTGCCCGTGCTATTGAACAAGCATTAAAGGATAAAAATGGCAAAGTGTAAAGAATGTGGGCAAGAACCTAAACGGTCATTGCCGCAGAACAACCGATTGCATTTATTGTTTACTGAAATTGCCGCTAATGTGCCTGCCGCCGATGGGCTTTATCATAACCATCATTGGTGGAAAATAATGTTTAAAGATAGATGGCTTGGCTATAATGAATATAAAACATCAAGCGGCAAAGTTATTACAGAATTAAAATCAACTGCTGATTGCAATGTGGCTGAATTAAACGATTTTATGGCGCGTGTTGAACGATGGGCGGCTGAACACAATATATGGTTACAAGATTAAATGACAAAAGCAGAACGGCAACACTTTGATAAATTAAGCCAAATCGGATGTATTGTTTGCCACCGTGAGGGGTTAGGTTATACAATGCCACACATACATCACATTAGGCATGGGGTTGGGTTATCCCAACGCAGTCATTTTCTATTATGCATACCCTTATGCCCCTTGCATCATACTAACGGCGGACACGGCGTTGCATTGCACGCAGGACAAAAGACATTTGAGGCCAAATACGGCACAGAATCAGAATTGCTTGAACACACCACAAAGATTTTAAGGGGCGAAATATGAAACAAACATTTAGCATTAACGAAGCGCAGGTAACAGTTGGTTCGTTCTTTTTAACGCTATTGCACGCGGCAACCAACACACACATATTGCATTTGCAATCACGCAGTTACAGCGAACACCAAGCATTAGGTTCATTCTATGATGAAATTGTGGATTTAACGGATGGCGTTATAGAATCTTATCAAGGCAAGCATGGCATTGTGCAATACCCTGTTGAATATACAAAACCTGCCGACACAGGCTTATTGGAATTAACCAACCTATCAGCCTACATTACGGTCAATCGTTTGGTTATTGGCAATGACAGCGAATTGCAAAACGAAGTTGATACCATTATGAATCTGATCAACAGCACCATTTATAAATTAACATTTTTAAAGTAAGGGGAACACCATGAAAGCAGTTGAAGCCGCAGTTAAACAACTTGTTAGCACAAACCGTAGCATTGTTGAAGATGCACAGCGTTACACACTTGATCCTGCCGATGTAGCAAAAGCATTAGCCGATGCTAAAGATGGATCAGTTGAACAAACTGTTTTGTTAGTATTAGCCAAACTTAATCCAGTTGCCAACAGTTCCAAAAAATAATAAGTGCCGTGAGTTAGGGTGTAACAATCCCAAAACAACACGGTCTTGTTTTTGTGTTGATCATGGTGGTGGCATAACCGATAAGGGTAAGGCTAACAGCAAACTATATTCTAGTGCCGCGTGGAAAAAGCAACGCACAATACAGTTAAGCGAACAGCCTTTATGCGCTGGTTGCTTATGTGCAGGTAAGGTGGTGCAGGCAGAACACATTGATCATGTGTTTCCGCATAGGCAAAGCAATGATAAGTTTAAGCGCAACCTATTCCAATCATTGTGCCAATCGTGCCACACACTAAAGACACAAATGGAATCGCATGGGCAATACCTGTATTACACAGCAGACGGGGTGCATACATACACCGATGCTGATTACAATAAGACAATAGGATAAGACATGAAGCCACGCAGTAAGTTAAGGATTGAACGATCAACACGCACGCGCCAAGCAATCATTGATGCCTGCCATTACGATATATTAACTATTAGACAAATAGCAGAAAAATTAAACATACCATGCCAAGGCATTAACATTCACCTGCTTAACTTGGTTGAAGATGGTTATGTGTCAAAACATGAAAGGGTTGCAAAGGTTAATGGGCAATGGTCATGTGGCTACACAACGATAACCGACCAGCCTTATGTGTGGAAATACCGCGACCCAAGTAAGAACATAGAAGAACCTATTGAAGAACCAGTTGCGTTGCCTGTTCACATGGACATAGGCTTGATGATTAAATTAGGTTACACCAACATCATTCCACGCGCAGGCAAGGTTCACCAAGGGTTTATGACCAATAACGGTAAAAAACACGCTATAAACGAATAACTTAAACTTTAGGGGTATGCCTAACAAGCAAACGGGAATTCCCCCTT